GCACCAGTGACGCGAACCTGCCACGCACGCCCAACTATGTCGGCAAGCTCGATGACCGCGAATATCGGCTCTACGAGACCGAGTTCGACACCAAGCTACCCTGGCAGGTGATCGACGCCTGGTCGAAGTTCCCCGACTTCGCGACCCGCTACGCCAAGCACGTCGCGATCTCGATCGCGCTCAGCCGTATTTCGATCGGTTGGCACGGCACATCGGCCGCGGCGCAAAGCAACCCTGCTACCAGCCCCAACGGCGAGGACATGAACATCGGTTGGCTGCAGAAGCTGCGGCTCGAAAAGCCCGATCACGTCATGGGCCGCGTCATCGCCGGCGACGGCACGGCGACCGGCGCCGCCGCGCCGATCTACATCCACGCCGACGAAGACTACAAGAACATCGACGCGCTCGCCTATGACCTGATCGCCGGCATGCCGAGCTGGGCGCGGAGCTCGACCGAACACGTCGTCTGCGTCAGCCAGGACCTGGTGGACGAAAAGTACTTCCCGATGATCAACCGCCCGCTTTCGGGCACGATCGACGGCGGCCGGTCGACCAGTGACGAAGTCACTTACGACATCGTCATGTCGAGAAAGCAGATCGGCGGCCGCCCGGCGGCGATCGTGCCGAAGTTCCCCGACGGCACGATGTTCATCACGCCGCTCAAGAACCTGTCGATCTATTGGCAGGAAGGTTCGCGGCGCCGCTACATCAAGGACGAGCCGGAGAACAAGGCCAGCCTGGTCGACTACAACAGCGTGAACGAAGGCTACGTGATCGAGGACCGCGATTTCGCCGTCCTCGCCGAGAACGTCACCTTCGGCGCCGATCCCGCACCCTGAGATAACCACCGAGCGGCTTTGAAGGAGGACGCTGCCGGGGTCGGCGGCCACTCCTGAGCCATACCCGGAGGGGGAGGCCCCGAGCCCCCTCCAACCATCCGGAGAGACGAAGATGATCAGCCCGTTTCGCAAGCATCAGCTCAGCACCCGCGCACACCTTGCCGCAATGGCCGCCGGCGCCGTCCTGGCATCGGGCGCGGCACCCGCCATGCCCGAGGAAGGCGATGCCGCAAGCGAGTATCGCAACCTGCTCGCCCAGCTGCACGAGGATCTGCGCGCGCTGCAGACCATCCAGTCTACCGACGCGAAGGTGGCGAAGAAGCGCGAGCTGATCGACAATTACCTGCCCTGGTGCGAGGGCGCGCTCACCGTCCCCGAGGGACAGGCCGCGCCGCAGGACGAAATCGTCGTCACCATCTTCATCTGGGCGCTCGATCTCCGCGAGTGGGGCCTCGCCCTCGATCTTTACGACCACGTCGCCAGCCATGCGCTGCAGCTACCCGAGCGCTTCCACCGAAGCCCGCGCGCGCTGCTCTGGAGCGAAATGGCGGACGCTGCGATCGGCGAGCCCGGCTTGGTCCCGCATGACGTCCTGCTGCGCGCTCAGCCCGGCGCCGACCCTGTCCCCGACGTGAAGGACGAAACGATCGCCCGCATGTTCCGCGCCATCGGCGAGAGCTGGTCGCGGCAGGCCGAGGCCTTCGATCCGAACGCGGAGAGCGCGCCGGCCGGCGGCAAGGCCATGCTGATCGACGCAGCGCTGACCGCGATGCGCGAGGCAACCCGCATCCACGCCAATGTCGGCGTCAAAAAGCAGATCGAGCAGCTGGAGCGCGAGGCGAAGAAGCTGGCTCCCTCCGAAGCGAATTAAGGGATCGCCCCACGGCGCCGGGGGGGCGGTGAGGCGGACGCGGGGAACTCTCTCCCCTCGCATCCGCCGATCCCCACCCCCCCGAAACTTCCGAGGCGGGCAGGAAAGGACCGATGACAGACCTGATCTCCACGCCGCCCGCCCCGGTCTCGCCCGAGGGGAGCAAGGTCACGACGGGCGCATGGTGGCCCGACATCGACGTCAACAAGGTCCGCGACACGGTGAACCTCGGCGGCACCACGATCGCGCACGATCGGGTTGTGTCTGCGATCGTCGCAGCGGTGATCGAAGTGACCGGCGAGCTTGCCGACTGGCAGGCCGAGCAGGTGGCCGCCGACAAGTCCGATCTAGTCCAGGTCGATCCCGACCGCCAGGTGAATGACGAACCCCTGCTGGTGCAGTTGTTCGTCCGCGCCGTGACGATGCACGCCGCCGCCGAGCTGGCCGATCGTCACCAGGACCTCACCGCCACGCGCGAGGGCACCGATCGGGCCGAAGCCCGCATGAACATGGCCGACGATTTCCGACGCTCCGCCGTCCGCGCCATTCGCGCGATGACCGGCGCGACCGGCACGATGGTGGACCTAGTATGACCACCGCCGAAACCGTGTTCAGCCGGCAGGGCGACACCGTCGACCTGGTGCTCTGGCGCCATCGCGGCCGCACCGCAGGGCTCACCGAACAGGTGCTGGCCAGCAACCCCGGCCTTGCGGACCATGGACCGCTTCTGCCCGCCGGCGTCGCGATCATGATCCCGGCCACCAATCCCGCGCCGGTGCGCGAAACCGTCAAGCTGTGGGACTGAGCCGATGAGCATCGCTTCCGACATCATCGCCATCGCCGTTCCCGCGATAACCGCCGTAGGCGGCGCCGCCGCGTTCGTCTGGAACAAGTTGGAGAAACGGTTCGAACGGATCGAGAAGGAACTCGACAGCTGCCAATCGCGCGAACGCCGGGCTCAGCAGCAGCACGCCGTGCACATTGCCGTGATCGAGCTGATGTGGCGCGAGATCGAGCGCCTCGGCGATTCCGCCGCCCCTACCCTGCGCCGCGTGAAGCGGCTGCTGGACGATCTCAAGACACTGAACCGCACCGACCAGGACAATGGCCAATGACGGCGCTGCGCAGCGAACTGTTCGACCTTTTCCGCCCCTGGCTCGATGCGAAGGGCTGGACGGCCGACCGCATCGCCAAAACCGATGCCTTCTGCGATCGCATCGGCCTGCCGGCGAACGAAAACCCGCCTGCCGCATCACTGCAGCCGACCGGCCTTACCGACCCCAAGGCGTTCTTCGACAAGCTCCGCGCCAGCAAGGTGCTGGGGCCGGTGCTGACCGAAGGCGAGGTGTCGGGCTGCAACGTCATCCTCGCGGCCTGCGGTGCGCAGGGCTGGCCGATCGCCGACACGGCCTATGCGCTTGCCACCGCCTATCACGAGACCGCCGGCACAATGCAGCCGGTCAAGGAATATGGCGGCGATGCCTACTACCATCGCATGTACGACATCGAAGGCGCCCGCCCCGCGAAAGCGCGCGAGCTGGGCAACCTTCTGCCGGGCGATGGAATCAAGTTTCCCGGGCGCGGCTATCCCCAGCTGACCGGCCGCCGCAACTACGAGCTCGCCGACAAGAAGCTGCACGAGATGGGCATCCTCAAGACCGAAGAAAGCCTTGTCGACGATCCCGACCTGGCAATGCGCCCCGACATCGCCGCCGCCATCATGGTCTTCGGCATGCGCGAGGGCTGGTTTACCGGCCGCGATCTCGATGACGATCTGCCGCGTCAGGGCAAGGCCACGCTCGCGCAGTTCATCGCCTCGCGCGACATCATCAACGGCCGCGACAAGCAGGAGAAGATCGCCGGCGAAGCGATCATCTTTCAAGACGGGCTCTTCGCAGGGATCTGGGGATGAGCGGTTGGCCGCCCAAGGACTGGCGCGCGCTGCTCGCCCTGCTTGGCTCGATTGGCGGCGCGATCGCGCTCACCGCGTTCGTCTGGTGGGGCTGCTGGATCCTGATGCCGACCAGCGATCAGTGGACTGCGGGGACCGAGGCGCACCGTGTCCATACCATTCGCTGGGTGCTGTGGATCGCCGCCGGCACGATCTCGATGGTCATCATCGGCCTGGGCTTCGCGGTAAACCGACGCAGCTTCAAGGGACAGCTCGGCCGCGACGGCGCCAGCTTCGGCTTCGAAGGCGGTGATGACGATGATCCGACGCCCCCGGTGAACTGGCCCGACCCGAAATTCGGAAAGGATGATCGATGATCTTCGAATGGCTCGGCAAGAAATCGCTCTTCGGCCTTAATCGCTGCACGTTGATCCTCGTGTTGCTCCTGGTGGCGTGGGTGCTGGTGTTCTGCTTGCGCCTGGCCGAGGCGGCTGACGATGCCGCCAACCGCGAAATCGGTGCGGCCGTCCAGCGCGAAGACGACTTGCGCGAAACCCTGCAACGAACGGAGGAAGCCGATGCGGCTCGCACTGAAATTCGCGACGATCGCGGCGCTGCTCGCTATGAGCAGTGCCTGCACACGGCCAGAACCGCCGAAAACTGCCAGCGATTTCTGCCTCGCAGCCCAGCGGATCAGCGCTGAGCCCGCGCCAGAGGCTGAGGCCAACGATCCCGGCAATCGCTTCGACACCGACGCCACCTTCTTTCAGGTGCTGGAACACAACGCCGCCTATGACCGGCTCTGCCCGGCGCACCGGCCGTGAAGAAGCCGAACAGCCTGCGCGAGCGGTTGACGGCCGCCTTCCCCGATGACTTCGGCCACGATGCCACGCGCCTGGAAATGTGGATCGAGCAGGGGAACGTCCGCTGCCATGCCGGCCAGAACCTCAACTTCTCGGTCGAATACACCCTGTCGGTCAGCATCGCGAACTGGAGCCGGGAATCGGTACTGATCTGGGTTGTGCTGCTCGATTGGCTCCGCGTCCAGCAGCCCGACCTTGTCACCGCGGCCAAAAGCGTCGCAGCGATCCCCTTCGAAGTCGACCTGATCTCCACCACAACGGCAGATATCGGCTTCGATCTGAGGCTGAGCGAGCCGGTGATAGTCACCCGGCGCGAAGACGGAGGCTTCGACATGCGCATCGAGGCAGAGCCCGACCCGCTCTTCCCCGAAGCCGGGCCGATCCTGCCCAGCGGCCCGCTGCTCAAGTCGATCTGGCTTGATGAACAGCAGCTCGTACCCGACGACATCGACGCGCCTTGATGCCCTGCGAAGAGGGCCTTGAAGCGATCGAGCCGTTCCTCCGCGAGATCATGGACGCGGTCGAGCCGCGCCAGCGCAAGCGGCTCGCCGACAAGCTTATGCGCATGGCCCGGCGTGAGAACGCGCAGCGCATCGCCCGGAACGTCGAGCCTGAAGGCGGCCCCATGGCCCCGCGCAAGCGCCGGACGGGGCGGAAGCGTGGCAAGATGTTCAAGCGGATCGGCAAGACATCCAGTCTTCGCATCCGCACCACGCCCGACATGGGCGAGCTGACGTTCGCCAACCGAATGGTCGAAGACACCGCCGCCACCCATCACTTCGGCCTGGAAGGCTTCGTCGGCAAGACACGCGCCGGCCGCGTCGTCCGCACCAAGTACCAGGCCCGCCAGCTGCTCGGCTTCGGCCGCGAGCGGGAAGAACTCATCGACGAAGTGCTGCAGCATCTAGCAAGTTAGCTCGACTGCTAACTTTAAACGTGGATAATTGACGCGTCGGAACTGGTCCGTTCACGCTCTGTACTCTATGGAAACGAATCGGGCCGGGGTGGTCTAGACCCCGGCCCGTTGTTGAGAACCACCGCTGGGGGTGGCTGTGATCACAAGGCGTGTCTGCGCCTTAAAGCGGCCATGGTCAATCCCTCCAGCGGCGAATTGAAGGGTATAAACCGATGGCTTACTTTGCAGTCTCCTATCAGCTGAACAAGCAGAAGGATTACAAACCTCTTTGGAACGAGATGGAGCGGCTTGGCGCACACAAGGCCATGCGCGACTTCTATTTGCTCGATGTGAATGCCAAAACCGCATTGGAACTATCCAATCATCTCAAACAATACATTGATGACGAAGACGATATGATTTTCGTCGTGAGGCTCGATAGCCGTCCCGCGCCTTGGCGGTGCTATAGAGGCACTACCGATTGGCTGAACTCCCACTTCTAAAGTAGCTCTCTCGGGGTGAGATCATATTTCCAGTCTCACCCCGTTTGGAAACAGGTAGAAGCTGAACTGGCCTGCTTACCGTTAGCGCCGTGGTAACGGCAGCGCTCGCTGGCATTCCCGAGCGGTCCGAATCATCGCTGCGACATGGCCGTTTCGTCCGTCAGCTTCACCGGCGTCGATCTCTCACGCTTGCCGCCGCCCAACATCGTTGAGGCGCTGGACTTCGAAATGATCTTGGGTGCGATGCTCGCTGACCTGCAGGCGCGCGACCCGACCTTCACCGCCTTGGTAGAGAGCGACCCGGCTTACAAGATCCTTGAAGTCGCCGCCTATCGTGAACTGCTGGTGCGGCAGCGCGTGAACGACGCTGTCCATGCCGTGATGCTGGCTTATGCCACTGGCGCCGACCTGGATCAGATTGCGGCGAACTATGGCGTGGGCAGGTTTCTGATCACGCCGGCCGACGACACGTCGATCCCGCCGACGCCGGCGGTCTATGAATCGGACGACGACTTGCGGGTTCGCACTCTGCTTTCACTGGAAGCGTACACCAGCGCCGGCAGCGAAGGCAGCTATGTGTTCCACGCGCTTTCGGCGAGCGCCGACGTGAAGGACGTTTCCGCCACCAGTCCCGAGCCGGGCCAAGTGGTGGTCTACGTTCTGTCGCGCGAGGGCTCCGGCGCAGCGTCGATCGACCTTATCGCCACCGTGCAAGCGGCGCTGAACGCCGAAAAGGTGCGGCCGATGACCGATCACGTGACGGTCCTGTCGGCCAGCATCCTGGAATATGAGATCACGGCTGAAATCACGGTCTACCCGGGCCCTGACAGCGGCGTGGTTCTAGCAGCAGCGCAGGAGGCTGCGGCACGTTTCGCGGCCGACAAGTGGCGCATGGGCTATGATGTCACGCTGTCCGGCATCTATGCAGCGCTGCATCAGCCCGGCGTGCAGAATGTCGCGCTGGCATCGCCCGCCGCCGACCTGGTGATTGGCGATGGCGAGGCCGCCTATTGCACAGCGATCGCGATTACCGTGGCGAGCCTGCCCGATGTCTGATCTGCTGCCCTATAGCTCTACGCAGCAGGAACGCGCGCTTAGCGAGGCCGTGGCGCGCGCTGGCGAAGTACCGACACCAATTCGCGATGTCTGGAACCCGGGCACCTGTCCGTCCACGTTCCTGCCGTGGCTGGCCTGGGCGTTCAGCGTCGACGACTGGGACAACAGCTGGACCGACGCACAGAAGCGCGCCTTCATCAAGAGCAGCGTCGAAGTCCACCGCCACAAGGGTACGATCGGCGCGGTGAAGGATGCGCTAGCCGCGCTCTCCATAACCGCGCGCGTGCGGGAGTGGTTCAACCAGTCGCCCGAGGGCGCACCCTACACATTCAAAATCCTGCTGGAAGCCGACCAGATCGGAATAGGCGAGGATGACCTCGCATCCGTATTCGATGTGATCGAGCGGACGAAGAACCTGCGCTCCCACCTGGACGAAGTCGAGCTGTCGGTTCGTTCCGAAACCGGCCCATGTCTTGCGGTGGCGGGCGGTGTCGGCAGTGAAATTTGGCTGACAAACTATCGTTCACCCGTCGCTGTCCTGAGTGAAACAACCATCATCCTCTGATGCGGATATCCAAATGGAACTGAAGAATTTCTTTGCGCAGGACGCCCAGGGAAACGCCATTCCTAGCCCGACCGCCTATCTTTATCTGGCTGGCACTGAGACGCTAGCGACTGGGCTGAAGAATGCGGCCGGGGCCGAGCTTAGCAACCCATTCACCGGAACCTCTAAAGGCCTCCTGCAGTTTGCCGCACCTGGTGGCGAATATGACCTTCGCGCCACTGGCGAGGGCGGCGATTTCACCATGCAGGTTCGATTTCTTGACATAGGCGCTTTCGCACCCCAGGCGGCCCCCACCACCGACTTTGACGCCATTGGCGCCGCCGGCCAATATCGTTCTTCCAGCGCCGTCGGCAGCCCCATGCCCGGCGCCCATGTCGTTGTGACGCACGTCGAAGGCACTGGCGGACGCGGATATCAGACTGCGCAATGGGGCGAGCCTGTTGTTTCAGGCGGCACAATCACTCGAACGGCGACGAGGTGGCGATCCGATGCCGGAGTTTGGACGGCATGGCGCTTGATCGCTTCGACCGACGACGCAGGCGCATTCTCGCCCATCGCTACACCCAACAGCAACTTCGACACGATCACCGTGTCCGGGCAGTACCGCTCTTCCACCGCTGTCGGCAGCCC